GTCTGGAGAACTCGCGCGTAAACAACTTGGAATCCAATGACCAATTCAAATATCGAGCGTGCAAGAGCATGGCTTCGCAACACCCCCGGTGCCATCAGCGGCCAGGGCGGTCATAATGCAACGTTCGCAGTAGCCACAGCTCTAGTGCATGGCTTTGAGCTATCGCGAGGATCGGCTGAAGCTCTGCTCGCCGAGTACAACGAGAAATGCGTCCCGCCGTGGAATGCCCACGAATTGGCCCACAAGGTGAATCAGGCGATGAACGTGGCGCACGACAAGCCGAAGGGTTGGCTCCTATCCGCGCAAAGCGGAACGCCCGTATCAACGACCGGCAAGTTCGTCGTGCAGAAGATCCAAGCAATTCCGCAACCGGAATTCAGATTTTCAACCATCGACTTTCTTAAGGCCTGCTTCGAACCGGACGAAGTTGTCTGCATCTGCAATGACATTGTAAGCGATGAGGAGGGCAGATGTAGGCCAGCCTCCAAGGGTACATTCCTTAAGCGCGATGAGTGGATTGAGAAACACTTCACTCCACCGATTAGTTCCATGTGGAACAGTCCTGATAGCCGTGGCGCGTATGTCAGAGTCAATCCGTGTTTGGACGAAACCGGCTCAGATTCCGGCGTGGCATCATTCCGCCATGTGCTTGTTGAGATGGATGAGAAGACCAAGGACGAGCAATGGACTATCCTCAAGGAGTCTAAGCTGCCCATGTCCGTCGTCATCGATTCCGGCGGCAAGAGTCTGCATGGATGGGTCAGAGTAGACGCTGCCAACAAGGAGGAATGGAACGAGCGTCGTGATGTCGTCTATCGCCAGCTAGAGGCTCTTGGCATCGATCCGAAGAACAAGAACGCAAGCAGGTTCTCTCGCCTTGCTGGCGTGATGCGCGATGGCAATGAGCAGAAGCTGTTGGCCATCAATGTCGGGTCGGTGAATTGGGATGCGTTCACCGATTACCTCGAATCGCAGGATATGCCTCAGGAGTTCACGCTCCAGAGCATCATTGATTACGATCCTGAGAATGATCCTGATAATCTGATCGGAGACAGATGGTTGCGACGCGGTTCATCGCTTCTATTCGTCGGTCAGAGCGGATGCGGCAAAAGCTCGATGGCGTTCTATCAGGGTCTGTGCTGGGCGAGGGGAGCTGCTTGGTTTGGCGTTCAACCTGTCAGGCCGCTGAAGATAGCGTACATCCAAGCTGAGAACGATATTGCCGATCAGCACGACAGCCTCAAAGGCGCGGCAATGTCCGTGTTTGGCCAATATGGATGGCAGGAAGGTCTTCGCCAAGCTGGCATGCTGTTCTTCCGCGAGACGGTGAGAACGGGTGCAGATTTCGCGACGATGCTGCGTAGGCTCGTTCGCAAGACCAAGGCGGACATTGTCTACATCGATCCGCTGCTCTCCTACATGGGCGGCAATCCTGCGGACATCGAGGTCTGCGCGAACTTCACGCGGCATCTGCTCCAGCCGATTATGATGGAGACGGGAGTCGTCCTGGTGCTGGTGCATCACTTCCCGAAGCCGAAGGGTAAGGATGACAAACCTGAGAGCGTGGCAGATTTGGCCTACTCAGGATTCGGATCGTCCGATCTGACCAACTGGGCGAGAGAGGTGATTGTGATGAAGGAGCTTGGCTTTAATCATCCTCGCCGCTTTATGCTCGGCATGGCCAAGAGGGCAGACCGCGCTGGATTGAGAGACAAGGAGGACAAGAAGGTCGGATCGATCATCATCCAGCGCGGCGTTGGAACCATCTCATGGACTCATGCAGAGCCAGAGAAGTTCGTCGTCGATAAGAAACCGTCGAACGGCTTCAAGCGTAAGAGGAGCTAGACTCCTTCTCCCGCATCGCGCGGCGACGACCTTTCGCAGCGAGCGATTGGAACTTCGCCTTGCCGAGCTGCTTGCGTCCAATGTAGGCCGCGAGAGCCGCAGGATCTTTCACGCCCTTCTTCTCAAGCTGACCAACCAGCTTCTCGAAACGTCCGCCACCACCAAGTCGCATCTTGTCCATAATAGTTAGATTGAGTTGTTACCGACTAAAACAGAGAAAACCAAAGCCATAAGCCATGCGGCGCACGACCAATACTTAGGCGTCGTCTTGTCCTTCGCCTCGGAGCAGTTATGCCGTGCGCGGAAGTTCTTCCGACGCTCAGGATTGTCGCGCTTAATCTCCATGTTCGGATCGCCGAAGCGAACCTTGATGACGTTGCCGCTGTCGTTCTTAACGTAGACAGCACTCTTCTTCCGCTCTCCTGGCGTGTAGAACGGCTTGTTGAGCGTCACCTTCTTGCCTTGATAGGTGTTACCTTTCTTGGAGAGGGAGGTTTTCATTAGAAGCGAGGACGAAGAGGAACGCCGAGAGTGTCGTCAAAAATGCCGCGCTTGTCCTCTGGAAGGCTGTTCCTAGCCTCTTCAGACTTTTTGCTTAGATTGTCCCACTCCCTATTGAACTGAAGCAGCGACATGTTCGAAGCCTTGGCCAACGCTTCTGCCTGAGGAAGTGTCAGGTTCGGCTTAAGGTTGGCAAATGTTTGCGGCAACCGAACTGCGCCGCTCAAAAAGTTTTGGACAGTAGGGCTTCCAACCAGCGCATCAACAACCCACCTAGCGCGAGTCGCTCTCATCACAGAATTGGCCAACTGATCAGGCTGAAGTCGGCCACCTTGAGCCGTGAGGTTCCTAGCACGATTCCAAGCCATGTAGTCATTGATCATGTTGAAGTCATTAGGCTCCAACACATCGCGAATGATCTGCATGCGATTCGGATCTTGAACAATGTCGTCAAGACTTTGAATTCCACGCCTTACATTTGCAGGTCCGGTTTCCGAAACGTGATTCAGAACAGCAATCGCCGCGTTGGCTCTCACGGCATCGCGAGTTGCAGGATTAAGCTGGTTCAATGCATTCTGAACAACTTGTGGATTTTCAGACCTAAACACAAAATCCCTGACAAACTGAGAAGGATCAGTGTCAGGATTCAGTTGGTTTCTCTGAACACGCCGAGTTGTCGTGTTGAAAAATTCCTCGGCCCTATCTCTTGCTTGTCTGGCGAGGTTTTGAACCGTGTTCCTAAGTGCTGGAGATGCAATGTTTCCGATGTTGTCGGTAATTTCCGTCAGTGCCTGAGGGGTGATTCCACTCGCAACCGGAATAGACATTCCAACATTTTGAGTCCTGACGGCATCATTCAGGATAGATTGAAGTCGATTTGCGTTCGCTTCGTTTCCGGCGACGATATTTCTAACACCCTGAGGAAGCTCTCTAAAATTGCTTGCAAAAGAAGACAGGCTTTCAGTTGGAACACCGCCGATGTCAACGGTTCCTGCGCCTCTCAAAGAATCGACAAAACCTCTGCGAATTTGATCGAACTGGATTCGACCCTGAGGGGTTGTTGTCAGAAGATTTCGAACGGATTCAAAACCAGCAGGAGAACTTGCTAGGTCAGAGAAGAACTGTTCGGTGTTTTGATATCCACCCTCTGCGGCAGGAATGGAAGCCCTTCTGATGATTTGGTTGTCTTGAAGAAGATTGAACCGATTTTCAGCAGCCCGTTGAGCTGCAACAACTTCGTTTTCAATTCCAAGTCTGCGAGCGGAAGCAAGCTCTTCTTGCTTCAGCGCAGTGCGAAGTCTTCGAAGCTGGTTCTGAGCAACACCGGGGGCGAATTCTTGAAATTGATTTATGACCCCATCGATTGATTGGCGCAACCCAACTATCTGCTCAAATGTCTGTGGGCTTCTGGCTACATCAAGCAAAGCTCTTGCCCTTGAAGATGCCTCGTTAAAAAACTGAGAAGGAATTCGTTCGACAGTAGTTGTCGGAGTCCCGCCAATAATTGGAGACGGAGTAACGGTAACCCGCTCTTCAGTTGCCAAAGTTCCAAGCACATCGTCAATTGTGTCTTGGAGATTTTGACTTGGTGTAACTGGAGTTTCCGCTTGTCCACCCAACCTAGTTGTTCGAGCTGTTCTTGCCGTATTGTAAGCATCGTCAACAATCCCACTCAACCGTTGATCTTCCCCGCGAATAAAACCGACAGAATTGTTGGCGGCATCTTGAAGTGATGCAGCTCTCGGTGAGCGAGGGAGAATGGTTCCAATGACGCCTTCAACCTCACCAACAGCCTGACCACCTGCACCAGCAGCACTTCCACGCAAAGCCTGTCGCGATGCAGCTTCAGCACCAAGAACCTCTTGTTGAGCCACCTGAGCCGTCGCACGTTCTTGTTGAGCTGGAATTCCAAGCTGTCCACGAATTCGCTCAGGAAGAGCTTGTTGGGCAGCAAGACCGCTTGAGCCAGGACCAAAAGTTCCCGGCACGTTTCTTCCTGTTTGTTGCGTAGCGGTCAGCGGCGCGGTTCCAGCTCCAAGCGTTTCTTCAAGACGTTGGCCAGCTTGGCGTCCTTGTTGAGCGATTTGCTCTTCTGTGGTTTGAGTCCGAGGTGCGCGTCCTAATGCGCCGGTTGCGCCTCCTGTTGCCGCACCAAAAATTGCTGGAATGGAAATCTCTTTTCCAATCTCTTCAATCGTTGGAAGCCTTCCTTGATCGATGTATTTCTGAAGTGTTTCACCAAATGCGGCGGTTAAAGCATTAACTCCCGCTTGAGCGCTTCCTTGAAGAATACCTGCGGCAAGTGGGCCAGCAGTGCCTTGAATGGGGCGAAGTGCAGGTGTTCCTGCAATCGCTGCGGATTTTAAGATTTTACCAGGTTCAATCCGTTCACGTTTTCCCTCTAAAATCTGTTTTGCTTGTTCGGCTGTTTCTCCAGCGCCACCAGCAAAAGCGGTGTAAGCAGCAGCAGGAATTACCCCTAATCCTCCAGTTGCAAATCCAGCAGCAATAGGAAGTGAGGCTGCAATCGCACCTTCTGGCACAGTCTCATCAAACGCTGACGGTGCGCCAGCGGCAGCAAGACGAGCCTCTTCCTGCTGCATCGCTTGCCCCATTCGAGCAGCATCGCTCATGGTGGCCTGTTTGATCTGTTCAGGGGAAAGAGCAAAAACAAGTCCCCGCTCTTCACGCCGTCGCATCTCGCCAATCGTAGCGGACTTTTGCACCGCCTGATTCAACTGAGCGGTCGATCCGACAACGGCAGCAGCTTCCATTTGAGGAATTGACGTTGAAGCGGAAGTTTGCCCAGAAGATCCTCGCAAAGCAGAAAGAACGTCCGCCTCCGTCGGCTGAACGTCAGACTCAAGGACAACGCGCTTGCGAACACCATTGTCGCTTACCGTTACAGCAAATTTTGGCATAAGTTGTTATTGGATGACTTCAACGGATTCGATCTTGATTCCACCACCTCCAGCAGCAGGAGCCATAGGGGCCGCTTGCTGCGGCTGACCGAACGGTGTGAGCGGCAGCTTGTACTTCGCAACAAGCTCGTTGGCCTGACGAACTTGTGTTGGAGTAATCCTGTACTTGTCTTTAAACGAACGAATCGTTCCGTAGTAGTCTTCCGCCGCTAGAGAAGCAAAATTCCTGACATCATCAGCAAAGTTGTTGCTCTGGATATTACCGAGAGCAGCCTTAAGTCTCTCCATTTCCTGAGAGGTGACAGCCTTGCCGGACTTCTCGAACGCAACCGTGTTGAAGTTGCTTTGAAACCTTTGAAGCAGCGCGTACGCTTGTTTCTCTTCCTCAGTTTTTGCGGAAGAAATCTTTCGCTTCAGCTCTTCAACCTTGCCGTCAATAAGTCCGACGTATTTTTGAATGGCACCAGCACCAAACTTCTTTTCAAAGTTTTCGAGTTGATCAGCAAGCATGGATGCGGAATTGGAGATGGTTTCGTCTCCAAGAATCCGTTTTTCTGCTGTTCCTTCTGGAGTCTTCCACCTTCCAGTCAGAGCGTTGTTTCTAATGAAAGCATCAGTCTGCTCATCCGGTTTTCCAAATGCAGATGTGTACTCGGATACTGCAAGTTCAGCATTTCGCTCTTGAGTTCTTTCAGTCGGAGACTTTCCACGCTCCTTGGCCAACTTAATAGCCTCGCCAACCCGTTGATCAAACGGGAGAGCTTTGTCTGTCTGACTGAATGCAGACCTTACATCTTGAGAATATCCAGAAAGCCGCTTCTCTTCGTTCAGACGAGGGATGTTGGCCTGATAAAGCTGCTCGTTTATTCTTCCATTTTCGTCAAAAACATCGACACCAAAAGTTGACAGCATGTCAGCCGCATTGCTTATCCTCTTTGATTCGTACTGTTCGCGAGACTTCGCCAATTTTGCTCTTGGAGAATACTGTTGAAGACCTTGATACGCTTGAATTGCGTTTTGGTTGAATGTCTTCGATTTGAACCGAGGAAGCACGGGCATCTTTGAATCGACGACCGGATCGTTCAAATAGTTGGCCACATCCTCATTGAACTTCTGAAACGCATCGTACTCAGCGGTCTGATTGGCCTGCTCCTCCAACGCCTGAGCATAAGCGTTCGACTGTATCTTGTTCTGAAGATCGTACTGACGCTGACGCATCAACTGATCAGCAGTCTGCATCTGCATCTGCTCCATCATCCGCTTCTGCGTCTGCGCGCGGTCGAACAGCGATGCGCCTAGCTGAAATGCTTGAAGAGTTTCGTCGGCCATAAAATTAACCCACTTCGGGAATTATTCCGGTAATGCTCATGTCGGAACCAGTTCCAAATCCAGCACCGGCATACGGTGAGCCAGCGGGAGGAGATGAATACAAGCTGGAAGGTCCGTATTGACTGTACGGCATCTGCTGCATCAACCCGCGTTGCGTGTAAGCACCACCAGCGAATCCACCGGCAGAAGAAATCGCGCTTCCGATTGCGGCCATCGTAGGATCGGGCATCGCAGCAACCTGAGCGGCTTGCAGGTTTCGATTGTACTGCGCCTGCTGCTGCTGCTGCATCACACCGACGCGCTGCGCCGGGGTAATGAACATGCTGCTCACCGAGAACGGCTGCGTCATTCCGAACGCTCGCTGCTGCTGGATGAAGTTCTGAGCTTGAGCAAGACCCTGATTCTGAAGCTGCATCGACGTAATGCCCAAGTCGCGAGCGGTCAGCGCACGACCAAATCCAGATCCTGCGCCGAATCCACCAGACAAAGCGCGTCCAGCGGTCGAACGCTGAACCTGAGCGGAAACCTCTGGCGAAATCTCACCGCGCAGAGCTGCTCCGATATTCGCGCCAGCCTGCTTCACAAGCTGGTCATAGCCGGGAATCGCGCGACGAAGCTGCGCCTCAAGCTGAGACTGCTCGGCGGCGGTCGTCTTCTGCGCCAATTCGGTGGCAGGTTCGAGCGACGCGATGTTCTGCTGAATCGCCTGTCGCTGCTCTGCCGCGAAATCAATCGGCTTAAGCTCTGGAATCTTTGGCTTGCTGCCCTTGCTCAGTAGGCCACCAAGCAAGCTCGTTCCGCCAATGATTGCTGCACCACCTAGAATAGCTCCCATAAATCAAAAAACCTCCTTCACAAGACGATTGCCATTCTCAATCGAGAACACCTTCTCAGGTTCGTGACGTTGGATGTTCATGGTTACCAAACGCGCAGCCTTCTCTTCTGGGAATGCTCGCTCGTTCTGGAAACAATGAACCCACACACGACGCAAAGTATCCAACTTAAAAAGCTCGTTCTCCTCCACGATCATCACACCGTGAAGCGAAGCCCACGAATCAGCGTATTCGCGCAACGCCTGAACCGAAGGCAGGTGAACCTCGTAGCCGAATCGCTCGGTGCATTCCTTGGCCGACGCTTCCGCGTCCTTCTTGACGTACACCTTCACGGAGTCTTCAGCGACAGCCTTTGGCAAATATCCGTAGGTAGAGCAGTCAGCGACGTACTTGTACCGCATGCGATACTCTTCAATCGACTGCTTCCAGTTCGGATCAGTCGCACCCTGCTCATGCAGGCCAAGGCAATCGGCCTCCAACGAGAAAAGGACCGACATGAATGCCGATCCGAATCGGGGAAGACCGCAGATTTGGAAGAGTTTACCTTTCATTTTTTACGCACATCGATGTCCACGCAGCCGTCCGAGCCAAGATGAAGATAGCCGCTTCAGAACCGGGAATCATTACCAGTTCGCTGCAAATTACTGCGGTGTAAAGAGCCGCATTCGGGTAAACATCCTTTCCAGCTTCCTTCATCCACCCATGAAGCTGATTGATTCGGTCATTCGCCTTCGGGAAGTCCGTCGCGATAATCT